ATGGGAGATGGTGAAGCCCTGTCCTACAAGCTACCTGATTGGTTTCCGGTCAAGGGTAAATCCCCTGATAAGGGTATCTTGTGCTTCGATGATCGCAATCAAGCCAATGCGGACTTGCAGAAGGTTCTCGCTAATATCTGCCAAGCCCGTAACCTTCATGGTGTGCCATTGCCTGATGGTTGGATGGTCATATCCACTGGTAACCGTCAGTCTGATAGGGCAGGTGCTAACCGTGTTCTGTCCCATCTTCGTAATCGTGAGACTATTGTGGAGTTGGAGACCCATCTGGATGACTGGTCATCATGGGCCATTGATAACGATGTGAAGCCTGAGGTTATCTCATTCATTCGGTTTCGGCCTAACCTGTTACATGACTTCGACCCACAACGTGACCAGAATGCTACTCCACGTAGTTGGGTTGAGGGTGTTTCCGATGTGCTTGGTGTAGTGTCAAGTGATGCAGAGTATGAGTGTTTCAAGGGTGCTGTAGGTGAGGGGCCAGCCGCTGAGTTTGTTGGGTATCTACGTATATTCCGTAAACTTCCTAACCCTGACAACATCTTGATCAATCCCACAACAGCAGAAGTACCGACTGACCCTGCTACACTGTATGCCCTGAGTGGTGCGATTGCACAGCGGGCTACTGTGGCTAACTTTGACCGTGTTTGTACCTATTCAGAGCGTATGCCTCCAGAGTTCAGCGTTCTGACTATTAGCTATGCGGCTCGTAAGAACCCCGATCTGGCTAATACTCAAGCGTTTAACAAGTGGGCCATTGCACATCAGGACGTGCTGTTTTGATGGATAAGATAGGCAAGGAGTTGATCCACATGAATACGGACTGGATAGACTACCTCATGCTTGAAAGGAGAGTGCTCACAGTAGGCTACATCAAGTCAGCCTATTGGGGCAAGGTTAAGAACAAGTCCCTCGGTGATTGGCTGAGGGACGAGTTCCCTAATGAGTGGGTTAGATTCAAAGCAAGTAAACTAGAAACAATGGAGAATGGCTATGAATTTGAGTGATAAAGCCCTGTTGGTACAGTTGAACATATCCCAATGGACTGCTCGTAAGTACGACAAGCGAGTGACCCAAGAGGTAGCCGATAGTCATGGTGCTCAGATGGGGGTGGGACGCTACAATAAGTCTCTGCTTCCCATGAATGATTACCTTGATGATGTGCATAAGAAGGCGACATTCATCCGTACCAAGTACTACGAGAACACATTGCCTTGGGGCATTGAGGGTACACAGTTGCTACCATCTGCTAACTACTTGAACTTTATGACTAATTTTCGCAAGGAGAAGAACGAGTGGGAGTTCTTGGTCGATAAGTTCTTGGTTATGTATGACGACTTGAAGGATGATGCCAGACGTATGCTACCCAATGGCCTGTATAATGACTCTGATTACCCGTCAGAGCATGACCTACGGCGTAAGTTCAAGATGGATATGGCTGTGTTTCCTGTACCTACCAATGACTTTCGAGTTGCTATCGGTAGTGAGGAACTGTCCCGTATCCAACAGGATGTTGAGCATCGTGTAAAGCAAGCTCAAGAGACGGCAATGCAGGACGTATGGCAACGTCTATATGACAAGGTAAAACATATTGCTGAGAAGTTGGCTGACCCTACGGCCATCTTCAGAGACACTATGGTCGATAATGCTAGGGAGTTATGCTCTCTATTACCCCGACTAAACTTCGCTGATGACCCTAACCTTGAGGCTCTACGCCATCAAGTTGAGCAGTCATTGGTCAAAAACCATCCTGATGCGTTGCGTAATGACCCTGATCTACGCCGTGACAAAGCGGCTGAAGCCAAGGCAATCATGGATAAGATGTCTGTATTTATGGGAGGTGCATGATGAGAACCTATATCGCTCTATACAAAGAACGTCGTCTGATAGTCACAGCTTCGTCTAGTTTCGAGGCACAAGAGACTGCGGCTAAACTGCTCAAAGCTAGGAAGCGGTACGATGTGACTGTATATTTGGCTGACACACCGATCAACACAGGGAGTATATGATCATGGATATTATGAAGCGCATCAGTAAGGCTAAGACTAGCCTCATTCTGGAAAGCCCGTTCTTTGGACGGGTAGCCTGTGAATTGCCTGTAATTCTGGATGATACTATCCCGACTGCTTGTACCAATGGCAAGGAGATACGCTACAACCCCAAGTTTGTGGATGAACTTGACGATGAAGAACTCAAGTTCCTAGTGGCCCATGAGTGTGCTCATCCTATGCTTGAACATAACTTCAGACGGGGTGAACGTAATGCTAGGACATGGAACAAAGCCGCTGACTATGTGATCAACAAGCTGTTGGTGGATGAGAAGATTGGACGTATGCCCAAGATGGGCCTGCTGTCCGATGACATATACAATGCAGGCGGTGGAACTTCTGAGGGTATCTACAACATACTGCCACATGACCCTGAAGGTGAAGGTGGTTTCGGTGGTGAAGGTGACCCGTTAGATGACTGTCAGGATGCACAAGGGACACCTGCTGAGAAGTCACAACAAGAGGCTGAATGGAAGGTGAAGGTAGCCCAAGCGGCTCAAGCCGCTAAGATGATGGGTAAAATGACAGCAGGACTAGAGCGGTTGGTGACTGGAATACTCCAACCAAAGGTGAATTGGCGTGATGTTCTGCATAAGTTCGTTGAGAAGTGTAAGGATGATCAGCGTTCCTATGCCCGTCCTAATCGTCGGTTCATATCTCAAGGTCTGTATATGCCAAGCGTAACAGGTGAGAGACTAGGCGAGATTGCCATCGCTGTTGACTGTTCCGGCTCTATTACAGAGGAGTTGGTCAATCAGTTTGCTTCCGAGATCAGGACTATCCATGAGGATGGTAGGCCGTCGATGATTCATGTCATGTACTTCGACTATGAAATCTCTCACTACGAGAAGTATGGACGTGAAGATACCCTAGATATCAAGCCACATGGTGGTGGTGGCACACGGTTCAGCCCTGTGTTCAAGTATATGCAGGAGCATGACATCAACCCTGTAGCCTGTGTGTTCCTGACAGACTTGCAATGCGATGACTTCGGTGATGCCCCTGAATATCCTGTGTTGTGGGTGTCTACCGATAAGGGTGAAGCCCCATTCGGTGAAGTAGTGGTGATGTAATGATGTTCGTCGGATTACCTGATGGGTTCACTATGGAGAAGGAGAAATCCGGTGTGCTGATTGGCGAAACATGGGCTGTGGCAGTGTACTATAAAAAGAGACTCGCCTTTCAAATGGTGTCGGATTTCGACGTATCCGATGGCAGACCACGTTATTCTGCTCGGTCTGTAACATATTCCAGCGACTGGCAGGAGTTTTCAAGTTTGGGAGAGATGGTCTTAGTCATGTGTACTAAGCATAGAATGGGGGTTGAGTGATGGAAACTTATATTGCTGTGACCAGTACGGCTATGAGTATCGCCATGTGTCTACGGATACTATGGCTCGAACGTAAGTTAGAGAACGCATCTGAAGCCATATCCGCTATGGCTCTCGGTATGGCTGAAGTTACTATGGAAGATGGTCTAATCACAATTAAATATAAGGGAGTGTAACGATGGCTACTGTACGTTTTAGTGGTGAGTTGACAGGTCATATCATCCAGAATGCCAAGGACTTATTCAAGCAACGCATAGAAGATGCGAAAGCAAACGTCCCTAAAGATATTGCTGATCGTGTGTACGAACGTGGTCTAGGTCGGTATCAGGAACGCTTTAATGCTCTTCCTAGTGTGTTCTTTAGACACGAGGATACCATGAAGATAGTTAAAATCGGGGATGTAAAATGTTATGTTGAATGCAGGTACTCAGGCGGTAGGAAGGTATACCCTATTGGGGAGATGCCTCCAGAAACAATGCTGAAGTTCGAAGGGTACTCTTATATGGGTCAAGGCTTGGCCTTGATTAATACAGATGGTTTCTGGGATGATATCCTTGCTGAAGTAACAGCGTATCAGCAAGCTATTGATAACCTCCATTCACAGCAGACATCGTTTATTGATAGTGTGAAGAAGGTTATAGCGGCTCATGCTACCCTTGCTCCTGCTCTCAAGATGTGGCCTGCACTATGGGACTTGATACCAGAGGGTACTAAGAACAAGCACAAAGAAATTGTGGAGCGTAACAAGTCTACTCCAACTGTGGATGTAGACCTTGGCTCACTCACTGCCGCTGTAACATTCAGCAAACTCACACGATAAGGGAGAGCGTCTATGTATTATAGTAATTCCGATATCAGAACTTATGCTGACGCCGATACACTATTCAAGACAGCTAGAACTCCTAGTAAGGGTAAGCCTATCAGGTCTTTCGCTAGAATACTCAAGGATGGTGATGACTATATCATTACCGTGAAGGGGACTAACATCTGTAGGATAACTCCTGACAACACGTTGGAGTTTATTGCCGAGGTCAATACTGTGCGCTGTAATACGTTCACTCTTGTCGGTAACCTGCATAGTGTCATACCGATTGCCATATCCAGAGTAGGCACTGGTCGATATCGTGTCGAGCATAGCAGTACACTTATCGCCTTGTCCCAAGGACGTTGGCCTCATATGAAGAACGATGCTCCTGAATACTTCAAAGGTATCAAGTTCGATCTAAGTACCGGTGAATGCCTCAACCGAAGAGTGGATATGCTCAAGTCTGTTGATACAGACAAGCGCAAAGAGTGGCTGAGACTACTCACAAGATGGAATCGTGGCATCAAAGTACGTATGAAGATGGGTGTATTCTCCGGTCTGGTAGAGAGAAGGCGCATCGAAGGCGGTAATGCTCAAGGTGGTCAAACTGGTCTAACAGAACCGTTATACAAGGCCATCATCGACGGGACTCACGATACTCAGCTACTCTACAACATAGTATTACAAGCATCACCAACTTACTGGAGTCAAACGACTATAACTCCAGACGATGTGCAACGGTACATTAAGAACCTACTATCAGCCCATAGCATCCATTTCAGACAGCGGTTCGGAGTGCTACCCAAATGAGTGTGATTGTATGGGACGGCGTATCCTTAGCCGTAGATAATGGTGCAACAGACGGCTTCTCCATGTGGGAATCCGAGAAAGTATGGGTACATAAGGGCGAGTTCCTAACTGGGACTGGTACTGTGTCCTCCATATTGGAGATGCGTGAGTGGTATAAGAATGGTTCTAACCCACTCCTATTTCCATTCGCCCAACGTGTATTTGATACTATGTGTAACTTTATTGTGGTGAATGAGACAGGACTTCACCGATACGAACGGACTCATGTTCCGATAGATCATGGGTTTAGTATATGTGCTTTCGGGCAGGGTAAGGACTTTGCCTATGGTGCGTTAGCGATGGGCGCAACAGCAGAACAAGCCGCAACAATCGCAAATAAGTTCTCCATTCATTGTGGAATGGGGGTGTCAACATATGTCATGGGAGTAGACAATGATTAAGCGTGGACGTGGACGGCCTAAGAAGATAGTACAAGAAAAAGTTGCATATAAATTGGATAAAGTGGGAGACGCAATAGAAGCCTTTGTAAACACACATGATTTTGCTGAGGCATTTATGGATAACTTGGTGGGTAAAGTTATCTATGAGCTACGCATTTATAATAACTGCCGAAACCCCGAAGTGATGAAGCGAGTTAGGGAGTTGCTCGACATCATGTCTGGATACGCTGATTCACTACCCAAGGAGGAATTTCTTGATTAAGAGTGTCATATGGAAGAGTGCAGAGAAGGAACGCTGCATTCAGATGCACATGAATGGTGCTACAGCAAGGGAGATTGGCATTGCCATATCACGTAGCAGGAACTCTGTGATTGGGTTCCTTAATCGTGCCGGTTATGCCAGACCGAAGGTGGCTAAGCCAAAGGTAGAGGAGTTGCCAAAGCCTAAGGAACGTGTAAAGTCTGCGACTGTGATTCGGATTAACCCCATAACTAAGGGGGCGTTCGTGCCGAAACCTGAACCTATAATACCGCACAATACTGTTCCGCTTATAGAGCGTGACATGACCTATGAATGTGCATGGATTGTAGGCTCAGTTAATGGGGGAAATAGTCGGTGCTGTGGGCAGATGATATACAGGAAGTCACTTTGCAAAACGCATTATGATGTAGCCTATGAGCGGCATGTAATTTTCAGTGGCAAGCCTAAGAGGGAGTTTACATTTAGTGGCAGATTGGGATAGGCGATTTCTAAATTTGGCAGAGTATATTTCTGCATGGTCGAAAGACCCATCAACCAAAGTCGGGGCGGTCATCAGCCGCCCTGACAACACGATAGCATCGCTAGGATACAATGGCTTCCCTAGATATGTGGATGACGGCGAGTTGCGCTATGCTAACAAGGCTCTGAAGTATAAGATGGTTGTTCATGCAGAAGTGAATGCTATCTTGAAGGCCAAAGAACCATTGGATGGATATACATTGTACGTACATCCGCTACATCCATGCGCTAGTTGTGCGGCTATCATAATCCAGTCCGGTATATCCAAGGTTGTCACTATTGTAAGTGATAGACCTGATTGGGCAGAGTCATTCGCGATTGCTAAGGCGATGTTCTGTGAGGCTCATGTGGATGTGAAGGTGCTTGACGATGCCTGATATTACAATGTGCTTGGGTGAAACCTGCCCAAAGGCAGACACCTGCTATAGGTCACCGTCTAGCGGTACTAAACCTGACGAGACTAAACAGTCATGGTTCATTCAAGAACCATACTGGCGTGACGGTAGAGGGCCAGCCGTTTGCGATGAGTATTGGCCTGTTAATAGGGAGACTACCAATGATAAACGTAGATAAGTTGTTGAATGAGCGTGAGAAAACACACGGTAAGTTTTCGGACGGTGCAAGCGTAAGCCAGATGCTAAAACAAGTGGCACGTACATCGGCTAATTGGGACAAGATGAATGACTCTCAACGTGAGTCATTCGATATGCAAGCAAGCAAGTGGGGTCGCATCCTAACAGGTGACCATAACTTTGCAGATCATTGGGTCGATCTTGCAGGGTACTCCACACTCGGTGGCACACACTCCGGCACAAGCCTAGCTACCGTAGCATCTGACATTAGGGTATCCTTTAGCGGTATGCCTAAGGTCACTGATGTAAAGATCGCCGATATAGACGAAGCTATACTCAAGAAAGCCTGAGCATGAACGGGCAGTATCATCTCATAACCACAGTGGTCACGGCAGTTATTGCCGTGGCTATTGTTCTCATCATTGCAACCACAAAGGGGAAGAAGAAATGACTACGAGACACGCCGACGATGTGACTATTACTGATCTGGTTCGCTTGCGTAGGGAGAACGAAGCCTTGCAGAGTCAGCTAAAGAACGCACTAGATGTTGTGGTAAAACTGACGAAAGAAAACAGGGAACTCAAGGGGAAGAAGTGATTATGATCACCACGACATTAAACAGAATACGCGAACATTCACCATGCGAAGACGGGTGGACAAAACTACTCGCCGGACTTGGCAAAACAGCGGCGGACGATGAACCTTTGCCGTTTGCGACAATCCTTGCAATCAACGGGCTGGATTATGCAGTTTGGTGCTGTTGTGCTGAACCTCAATACGCGAAAGAATGGCGGTTGTTAATGGTCGCGTATGCTCGACGGGTCGGGCATTTGATTATTGACCCTAAAGCCAAAAACGCGATTGACGTTGCAGAGCGGTATGCAAACGGCGAAGCGACCGATGAAGAGTTGAACGCCGCATGGGCCGCCTCATCCGCCGCCGCAGGTGCCGCCGCATGGGCCGCCTCATGGGCCGTCGCAGGTGCCGTCGCAAGGGCCGGGATAATCTCTTTCGACCCCGCAATCGCCGCCGCAAGGGAAGCTGAACGCACGTGGCAAGAGCGAGAGTTCCTGCGCGTCGTTACACAGAAACAGGGGTGAGTGATGGGTATCGTTGAACGATTGCGGGAACATAATGAACCTCCGTTTGATTACATCGCCCACGAAGCCGCCGACGAGATCGAGCGGTTGCGAAATGCGATAACAGTGCAAGCCAATGCTGTTCGGGTACTTCTTGAGGCTGAAACGTCTGAGTTAAATCTCTTACGGAAAAACGCGCAAGAAGCATATACCGCCAAAGCGACATTAGACAGCGAGCGTGAGGCCAATGAGATACTGACCGACGAGATCGAGCGGTTGCGGGGAATGTTAATATCTGCGCTCGATGGTCTTGATGAGTATTGGGTTACGTTCCCAGAAGGTGTTGAACTGGTTAATCAAATTAAAGCCCTTCAACAAAAGGAAAAAGAGTGATGGACGAACAATCACTAACTTACTTAGGGATGGCACTCGTTACTATCGGCACTCTGTACACTGCATGGCTATCAATAATTATAATGGTAAGGGAAGAACGGTTACATGGACATCGTAACAATAGACTTTGAAACGTACTACGACAGGGACTATTCCCTGTCCAAGATAACAACAGAAGCCTACATCCGCGATATGTTATTTGAAGTTATCGGTGTGGGCGTCAAGGTGAACGACTATCCTACTGACTGGTATAGTGGGAAGGATGTAGGGAAGTTTCTTAGAAGCCTAGACTATAGAGACAAGGCTATCTTGTGCCATAACACGGCGTTCGATGGGGCTATCTTATCGTGGATGTTTGATATCAAACCTATGTTCTGGCTTGATACTCTGAGCATGGCTAGGCCGTTGCATAATGTCACTGTCGGGGGTTCACTCAAGGCACTGACAACTTACTATGCTTTGGGTGAGAAGGGTGATGAGGTAGTCAATGCACTAGGCAAACGCCGTGAGGACTTCACACCAGAGGAACTCAATCGGTACGCTTCCTACTGTGTCAATGACGTAGAACTAACGTACAAGTTATTCCAGAAGATGAAGGTCGGCTTCCCTGCATCCGAGTTGATGATCATCGATCAGACTTTGCGTATGTACACTGAGCCTAAAGTTATTCTGGATTGCCGTGTATTAAATAACCATCTCGCCGATGTATTGGAAAAGAAAGGTCAACTTGTTGATAGTCTTGGGCTGACTGGCATGACCGAGGAACAGGTCAAGAAGGTACTATCAAGCAACGATATCTTCTCGAAGTATCTACAGAACTTAGGCATCGATCCACCGACTAAGGTAAGCCCCACTACTAACAAGACAACGTGGGCTTTCAGCAAAACAGATCAAGCGTTTGTGGATTTGTTGGAGCATGGTGATGAACGGGTTCATCTTGCCGTAGCTGCTAGGCTTGGCGTTAAGTCTACGATTGAGGAGTCAAGAACCAAAAACTTATTGCAGGTTGCTTACCGTGGTACGCTTCCGATCATGCTCAACTATTACGGGGCGCATACAGGTAGGTTTAGTGGCGGGGACAAACTTAATCTCCAGAACCTGCCAAGGAACGGGGCTATTCGTAGAGCCATCTGTGCGCCAGACGGTATGTCATTCATATCATGTGACTCAGCGCAGATTGAAGCCCGTGTTCTTGCATGGGCGGCAGGACAGGATGATCTGGTGCAAGCGTTCCGTGAGGGGCGCGATGTATATAGTGAGTTCGCTAGTGAGGTGTACGGCAGGAAGATAACCAAGGCCGACAAGATCGAACGGTTCGTTGGTAAGACCTGCATCCTTGGACTTGGTTACGGTATGGGAGCCGAGAAGTTCCAACGCACACTTGAGTTAGGTCAAGGCGGCATCTCTGTTAAACTTACACTGAAAGAGGCCAAGCGCATCGTCACGCTCTACCGCGTAAAGAACCACAAGATCGTCTCGTTCTGGAACAGATGCGGTGTTGCCCTACAACATATGTTGGCAGGTAAGGACGGTGAGATCACTCCTATACTCAGGTACGACCGCGACGGCATAACACTCCCCAATAAGTTTAAGATTAAGTACCCTGCACTCA